TCAGGCGTTCCTCTCCCTGAAACGGTCATGACAAAGCCGCCAAGTCCCTTTGAGAAGCCATGACAAGCCCTACAAAGCCCAAACAAGTCAAGGGTGACCCCGCGCAACGAGGGGCAAAGAAAAAACCGCTTATAGGAGCTGTAAAGCCTCGTATTCACACGCCTTTCCTAAAATCAGCTAGTAGATTGCCGGAAGTCGTTAAGTTTTTGGAAACTATCAATATCAAATTGCTGCCGTGGCAAGAGTTTGTACTTGAGGATATGTTGCGACTTAACAGCGAAGGAAATTTTGCTCGTAGAACCAATCTACTGATAACGCCAAGGCAAAACGGCAAAACTGAACTTGCAAAGGTCATGATCTTGGCTCACTTGTTCGTTTTCGGCTCTAAAAACATAATTGGCTTGTCCTCTAACCGGTCAATGGCTTTTGACGTGTTTAGAGCTGTTGCTAACACAATTGAGGAAAATGACGTGCTACTTCAAAAGACTAAAGCAATCAGATACACAAATGGACAAGAATCAATTACGTTAACTGATAACACTCGTTACGAGATTGTTGCGGCAACGAGGGACGGAAGTCGCGGCAAGCACGCCGATCTCTTATTCATTGACGAGTTACGCGAAATCTCAGTTGAGGGTTTTCAAGCTGCCGTGCCAACGACTAGAGCGCGTCCCAACGCAATGAGTCTTTACTGTTCAAATGCGGGTGACGCGTTTAGTACGGTGCTTAATGATTTACGAACGAAGGCAATGGAGTACCCAAGCCCTACTTTTGGCTTTTATGAATATTCTGCCCCTATGTCAATAAGACAAAATTTACATGATCGTAAATTGTGGGCAATAAGTAATCCCGCCCTTGGGCATACGATTACTGAACAAGCTATTGAGGAAAGCATTGCAACTAACTCTATTGAAGCTACTTTGACTGAAACGTTTTCAGTTTGGATTGATTCACAGGTAAGTCCTTGGACATTTGGCTCAATTGAAGCTTGCAGTAAATCTGATCTTGTTTTGCCGGTTGGTGCAATGACGGTGTTCGCTTTTGACGTTAGTCCTTCAAAACGCACCGGAAGCCTCGTAGCCGCCCAATTAGTTGACGGAAAGATTGGCGTCGGAGTTATGGAAACTTTTAGCTCTGAAATTGCTATTGACGAACTGAAAATGACTCAAGCAATACACGATTGGGCTTTAAAGTACCGACCTACTTACATTGCCTACGATAAATACGCAACTGCCTCTATTGCACAAAAATTAGAGCAACAAGGACATAAATTAGTTGACATTTCGGGACAAGCCTTTTATCAAGCATGTGGCGAGCTTGCTGATAGCTTAACTAATAATCGCATTTTACATAGCGGTCAACCTGAGTGGGTTCAATCAATGAATAATTGCGCAAGTAAGCAAAATGACTCAGGTTGGAGAATTATCCGCAGAAAATCAGCCGGCGACGTTACCGCGGCGATTGCAACAGCAATGTGCGTTAACTTGTTGTCAAAACCAATTTCTGTTCCAATGATCTACGCATGACGTTTAAAAGTGATATAATTCTCTAATGGGATTTTTTCGCGATTTGATCGGCGCAACACCTAAAACTGATATTAAGGCAGAACTAGCCCCTTCAGTTATGGGCGATACTTTTAATTATTTTCAACCTTTTCAACCTTTAAGTTTTGATAGAGCTGAGGCAATCACAATTCCTTCAGTTCAACAAGCCCGCAACATTATTTGCGGAATTATTAGCGGTATGGAACTTTCCACTTATTCAAAAGCAACCGGTGAGGAAATTCCTAATTTACCTTGGGTAAATCAATTAACTAAAAATGCCCCGAACAATGTAACCCTTTCTTGGATTGTTGACTCATTAATTTGGTATTCGGTTGCATACCTTCAAGTAAAAGAAGTTTATCAAGATGACAACCGTCCAGCACGTTTTGAGTATGTTGTTAACTCAAGAGTTACGGTTGAATTAAATAATAATAACACGCTAGTAAAAACTTACCATGTTGACGGCAAACCCGTACCAATGGAAGGAGTTGACAGTTTAGTCACTATTCAAATTGGTAAAGATTCTCTTTTAACTTCAGGTGCAAGAATATTACGTTCAGCTGCCGATTTAGAAAAAGCTGTTGCAGTCGCTTCAAGTACGCCACAACCGGCGGGAATTTTGAAAAATAATGGCGCGGACATGGGTGAAAAAGAAGTTGCAGGATTATTGTCTGCATGGCGTCGCGCTAGAGAATCAAGATCAACTGCATATTTAACTGCAAGTCTTGAATACCAACCAACTTCATTTTCTCCTAAAGATATGATGTATGTGGACGCGTTGCAAAACATGAGTGCGCAAGTAGCAAGATTATTTAACATTGACGCGTTTTATTTAAATGCAGATATGAACAATTCAATGGTTTATCAGAACATATTAGATAACCGTCGCCAGCTCGTTAGTTTTACGCTTGCGCCTTATATTCAGGCGATTGAAAGACGTTTTTCCTTAGACGATCTTACGCCTTCAACACAACATATTCGTTTTGATATTGATTCAGGATTTTTGCGTACCGACCCACTTGAAAGACTTGCAGTTGTTGAAAAGATGTTGCAATTAGAATTAATAACAGTAGAACAAGCTAAAGCAATGGAAGACCTAAGCCCTAATGGAGATGAGTAATATGGAAATAATTAATTTTAGTGCAGATTTGGAAGCTTCAGAATCTCGCAGAATTATTGCGGGAAAAATCGTCCCGTTTGGTGATGAGATCGGAAATACCAGCGCAGGTAAGGTTGTATTTGAGGCAAACTCAATTCAAATTGATGACCCTAAAAATGTTAAATTACTTTTAGAGCATGACCCTAAACAACCTATCGGACGTATGAAAAACGTAACCGAGGATTCAACTGGAATTTTTGCTGAGTTTAAAGTTTCTAACACAACACGCGGTACAGATAGTTTGATTGAGGCAAGCGAAAACTTGCGAAGCGGCTTGTCTGTTGGTGTTGAAGTTATTAAAGGAAAAAACAAAGACGGAGTTTATCGCGTAACCGCGGCTCGTCTAATTGAAGTTTCGCTAGTACAGGCAGCTGCATTTAAAACAGCTGAAGTAACCAGCGTTGCTGCGTCTGAAAATACAGAGGCAGTTTCAACCGAAACCAAAACAGAAATAGAGGAAATTGTGGAAAACACAACAACCGATACACCTGTTGCGACCGAGGTAGTAGAAACCCCAGCGGTTGAAGCTTCTCGCCCAACAGTAACAGCGGCGGTGTATACAACACCACGCGTTGCACCAATGACTTCAGCTCAATATCTTGAGAACTCAATCAGAGCAGCAATGGGTAACGACGAATCTCGTCAACTAATTCTTGCAGCTGATTCAAGCACTTCAACAAATACAGGTTTAACATTGCCTTTGCACATGCAAGAGTTTGTTACCTCATCAATTTCAGATCGCCCAGCAATTGACGCGATCAGCCGTGGAACATTACCTACCAGCGGACTTAGTTTTACAGTTCCAAAATTAACTCAAGCCCCAACCGTAAACGAAGTTAACGAGGGTGCTGCAATGACTAATGACGAAATGGAGTCAGGTTACCTAACTGCTTCAGTTGTTAAGTTAGCCGCAAAAAATGAAGTTACTTGGGAACTCATTGACCGATCAAGTCCTGAATTCATAAACGAATTACTACGTGAGTTAAATGACGCTTACGCAAAGAAGTCAGACAAGTTAGTTTTGCAAACAATCGTTGCAGACGGAACAGTTGCAACAGCAACAACAGCTGACGCAGACGGACTACAAGCTTTCCTTGCAACAGAGGCAGCAGCAGCAAAGAAATCAACAGGAAAATTTGCCCGCAACCTTATTGCTTCAACTGATGTTTGGGCTTCAATTATGGGCATGCAAGATTCAAGCAAGCGCGCTCTTTACATGGCTTCAAATCCTCAAAACAATTCAGGTAACGTTTCAGGTCAATCAATAACTGGAACTGTACTTGGCGCAAACCTTTATGTTGACGCTAACGTTTTGGCTTCAGGATTTATTGATGATTCTTGCTTCTTAGTTGTACCTGAGGCAATTACTTATTACGAATCACCTGTTACAAAATTGCAGGTACAACTTTCCGATAACGGAAAAATCTCAGTACAGGTTTACGGATATGCAAGCGTGCTAACAAAGCAAGCCGGCGGAATCCGCAAGTTTAACAAGTCTTAATTTAGACTGTTATTAAATGTGAGGGGGCTTTGGAAGCCTTAGCCCCCTTGCTCTAAGAAAGGTAGTCATGGCAGCCACATTTTGTACTGAAGCGGAACTCCGAGCTAATTTACAATTAGGTACTCTTTATACTTCAGCGACCGTTGAGGAAGTCTGCCAAGCTGCTCAAAATATCATTACTGATTATCTATGGAAAAACCAAGCGTTTAATTCTGCTCACTCTCATATTGTTGGTTACGGCACTTTATATTTTGATACACCCCACGATTTTTTTGTGGGTCAGACAGTCAGCATAAGTGGTAACGGCGCGACTTTTAACGGTTCTAAAACAATTACCGACGTAGATACATATTCAATTACTTTTGTAACTTCACACTCAACTATTGAGCCAATTCACCCAACAAGTCCTTTCGGTACAGTTGCGGCTACTGATTACGTTACTTATTCAACTGTTCCTGAA